ACTATAAAGTGCTTGAAGATGCCATGATTGAGATAAACTCTTAGGGCCATTTTCAAGTAATTCAATTTCCATTTTGTTTCTGGCAAAAGATTTGTATTCTTCTCTCCAGTTGGAGTCATCATAAAGTGGTGTTGTCATTATCCGTATGTAAAAGTTTTTCCTTTGATTTGAGATTGACCTTCCGGGTTTTTACCCTGTGGTTTGAATTTTCCTAATTTTACTTGTTTTGTTGATTTGCCAAGTCCACCTTTTCTTGTTGCTGATAGTGTACCAGTTTTTTTCGTTTGTGTCAAGACGGAATCCTGTCCGTACTTTTTACCAAGTGCTTTTACTGTCTTCTTGAACTTTCTCTTACCCATCTTACCCGATGAAACAATATGACTTCTCTCTTTTACTTTTTTCTCCTCACCGGTTTTTTTATCTTTCTCCATATAAGATCCAGTCACTTTTGTAGCACCACCTAATCCTCTACCACGAATATCTTTATCTAATTGTTTTGCTCTTGCACGATTTTCTTTCGCAGACTTATCTGCTCTAGATGCAGACAATGCAGCTATCCCACCTTTGTCAGATTTACTTTTGATTCTAGCAAGACTACTCTCATCTATAAACTGTTTGTACGTCTTCATCCTATGCACTTATTTTTAAGTATTTATTATCGAATGATTTGTATATCATGATCTTCTGTCCAAAGTTCAACTTTATCTCTGAATCTACCCTCTGCCTTTAATTTATCATATCTTTTACCTGCTTTCTTTTTCCACCATGAGATAATGTTCTCAAGATAAAACTTATCCCAATTTTGCCCACGAATTAATTTATCTTGTTCTCCTAATATGACTTCACGAACATTTGAATAACCATAATCAGATATGTATGCTCTCTTCTGTTGAGTTAATCCAAATGCCATTTTGATAACTTTATTAAAAGTATCTAACTTTTGTTTATCCTGAAGACTATTTCTAATAATAGAAATCATTTTAGTTTGTCTCTTCATCTTTTTTGATGATGCACGATTCTCAGTCAAAGGTTGATTATCATTCCATTCTGTAAATGCATTATGAAGTTCATGAAACTTTTCTCTGTGAAGTAAAGGTAGAAACTTACTATCAGTTAATCCTTTATATCTAATAAAAGGTTTAAGTCCATCATACTGAGATGCTGATGTAGTAGATCCATATAAAGATGTAGTTTCAAACAAAGCAATATCTTTTTCAAATACTTTAGATACTTGTTCTCTTGCATAATGAGATACACACATCAATGCTAAAAGTTTACCACCAAGATAATTATATCCAAATGGCTGAGATGGAACAATAGCAAATCCCATAACAGCATGACGATTAAATCTAGAAAGATCAGGTGCTTTACCTAACCAAATATTTCTAGGTTTAGAATTTATAGTAGGAGAACCAAAGCGGATAAATCCCATAATCTTTTTAGTATTTGTTTCATATACCATCCATCTCAATTCTCTACCGGGAATATTATGTTCGATTACATGTGAAGAAGTTGCTGTCAAGTATTTCAAATAATATTCTTGAGGAAGACCATTAGTAAAACGATCTCCAACAAACTTAACTTCAAAGTTCATATCTTGTGGATGTATATCTTCATTAAAGAATGCATCCTTATCAGAAATACCGGGAATAGTTGCCATACTCGATACTGCTTCACTTTTTGCATAACGCAAATAATCTTCAATGGAACTAAAGTTCTTGAAGTAATCTATAAACTTATCAGCAGCCCACTCTGCTTTACTTTCATCAACTACATTAATCGTCATTGTATGATTGGCATTTTTCTCATAGAGTTTTTAAGTAAATCATATTCCATTTTTATTTCAATAATTTCAGTAAGGTCTTTAACTGATTCTGACATTGATTTATATCCTGTGCCAACATATATTTGACCCGCCATGACTGCGATAGTTGCAGCACCCCAGAAGATGTAATACATATTTGATTTAATCTGATGTTTAATTTTTTGAATTGGTTTCTTGCTCGTTTTCATAGTTTTTACTAGGATAATAAACCTCAACATATGAATGACATCGAGGACATGATAAATTAGTTACCATACTATACTCGGATTCTTCAAAATCGTCAAGATCATGATCTCCACCCCAAATAAGTTCAGTATTGCAATGCCAACAGTTCATAATATAAGTTTCTTTGTTGGTTTTGATATCTTACCAAACATTGAATTATATTGTTCAATAATATCTGGTTGTGGATCAGTGGTATAAACAATATACTTTGAGGTAATTTCTAATTCACCTTTTTGAGATAAGGGAGACCAAGGAGCAAATGCGATTTGTCCCTGTTGTTGTGATGGCACGGCCACAATTGGATCAGTGATTGTTATTGAATCAGTGTCCTCTTTAGTAACGTCAGCGATTACATCTTCGCCAGACCACATACGAATTAGTTTTACAGTCATAATAATTTTTTACTTGAATTCACACTCAACCATAATTTCGGTTAAGCAAGCTAGAAGGTTAATCTCTTGATCTGCTACGAAGGCAATTTGATAAGAATAACGAGCAATAATGAGCACAGCAGCAGGAATGCTAGTGTTTTTAAGGGTGCTATAAAGAGCATCGTAAACATGACGCATAAGTACAGTAGGATCATTGTCCAAGTTATCGACAACCCATTTGCGTACTGACGGAAAGTTCTTTTCTTTGAGGTTTTTTGTAAGTTCATCTACTTTTACATCTGTGAATGCTGCTAAAATACCACTATCTATTTTTCCACTAACTGAGTATCTTTGACACTCATTTAACACTCTTCTCCAATCAGGAAAATATTTGTTAATAAGTTCAGCAACTACTTTCTTATCACTTTCAATATTTTCCTTATCAAGAATCTGATTAATTCTTGTAAAGAACTGTGCTGCTATTGACGGTTTGTCTTTTTTATTAACAACGAAGTCAATAGTAGTAAACCTGCTATGGAGAGGAGCGATGATTTTATTCTTATAGTTGCAGGTGAAAATAAATCTGCAGTTTCTAGAGAACTCCTCAATACTCGCTCTGAGAAGGAGCTGTACATCGGTAGTGGTATTGTCTGCTTCATCGATGATGATGACTTTATGTTTCGACTCACCTGTAAGAGAGACTGTAGATGCGAAGTTCTTCGCGTTGTTCCGAACAGTGCCGAGAAAACGTCCCTCATCCGATCCATTAATAACATAGTAATCTACTCCAAGTTGATTGCATAATGCTTTTGCCACAGTAGTTTTACCAATTCCCGGAGGGCCTGATAACAACATATGTGGTATTTCACCTGCGATTAAAAAATCTTGAAATGTTCTTTTAATACTGTCAGGAAGAATACATTCATCAATTGTTTTGGGTCGATACTTTTCTACCCATACAAAATCACTCATAACCAATTAGGTTTACGATCTGGTTTCCTAAGATAATTATCGCATACCCAAGGTTTAGATGCAATATACCTTTTATACTTAGTTAGAATATCAATACTTGAATCATACTTGAACTCATCAGGGCCAGCGAAAGCAAATGGTGTTGCCTCTTTGTGACAATCTAATGTTTTACCTGTATGTTTTTCAAATACTTCTTCTGCTGCATTCATTGCAGTTTGACAAGAATGAACTTTACCATATCGAGTTTCATACTCATTAAGTAAAGCAAATCCATGTTGAATCAACCATGCAGTATTGGCAAAACTTTCTGCTGCCCATATTGTGCAAGGATGTCCACGGAAAGCACCCTTCTCTGTATTGTAAGGAGTTCCGTCTTTCTTAGGTAGTAAATCATTACCCCAGTTATAGTACCATTTAGAGAATACTACTGCCAGCATTTGGCAAGTCTCTAATGGCATCTTGACCACATGTTTGTCAGGCAACACTTGTGCTGAAACATTTGGGTCAGGATCGGTCACAAAAATGTTCATAATAAAAATATCATATTTCTATTATAACATAATTTTATTTTTTAGCAATATCTTTTTTTAATTCTTTTTGATATTCTTCTCTACCATCTTTCGTAAATACTTTTTTCTCATAATCGAAGTGAGGATGTGGCTGAGCATTTTCAAAAGGATTCTTTGATTTGTTTTTGATGACAATAAATTTATCCTTTGCAAAAGTTCCTGCAATCTGTATCTCTATGTCGTCGCCATCCTTCCAGTTTATTTCACCTTTAAGATTGGTGTGAAGCATGGCTTCTTGTATCTTGTCAATAATTTCTTGTGTAAGTTTCATTCTACTATGTCAAAGTGCCATTTAATATGCTTTATATAATCAAATGTACATCCAATATCTTTATCACATTGAATGTCATATTTTCTATCACAAAGAAAATTTCTTAACTCTTGTATGGATTGAAAAGAGCCTTGTTGTTCAAAATTTTCGTTGTAAAGAATGTATTTCATTTTTTAAATACACCTAATTTAGCAAGTAAATAAAGTGAAAGTGCTGTCCAAAATACAACTTCTAGTCCAATGTTATTCATTGTCAAATATTCCGTAAGGTGTTAAATCATATTTTACTTTAGGTATACCTTCTTCTCTTTTAAAATTAGGTTTTCCTATTTTTTGTAAAATATCAGCAGGAATTTTTTTCTTAGTTATATCATAAGGTATGGGTGCGTTAGATACACACACCCTCACACATTCCCACTCTTCCTCTGTGAGATCATACATTATTCAAATGTAGAATCTGGTTCTAATGCTATGTAGTAAGTTAAATTTAATTTACTATTCGTAAACTTAGAAAGTAACTTAGAAGACACTACAACATCATATGAACCGGGAATAATTCTAATATTCTCCACCTTAAAATTAAAGGTAAAGTTTCTGTCAGTTTCTCCTACAGTAACTGCGTATTCGTTTGATGTATCATTTTTCTTATCACGAACAATTAATTTAACAACACCTTCACCACCCACAACAGCAAGATCAGGTAATTGATATACCGCAGCAGCCTTAAGTAATTTTTCTAATGAATTACTATCAAGTTGGAAACATGCATCCTGTGATGGAAGAGATATCTCTTTCTCAGGTGGTGCAATAATGACCTGTGGGTCTGCAAAGAAATATTTTACTTTTCTTCTACCTTCGCGAATGGTAAGATATGTTTCCTCAGAAAAATCAAGATCAGGATCTTGGTGTAAACTTAATCCATTAAGAAACTGATTCAGATCATAGATTGCAACATCTCTTGGAAAATCTTCTGGTATCTCTGCTTCGGCAAGAATATTCTTTGCAACAGATATAGTGCGAAGTTGATTACCTTTCTTCACAAGGATTGAATTATTGATTCCTGCAAAATTCTTGAGGATACCTAAAGTGTTGTCACTTAAATTCATTGTCATAATTTTTAAGGCATTTGTTCAAAATTTCCAGATGGCATTGATGGTTCGCCATAGTGGTTATCGAAGTGTAATAATAGCATAGCATAATGTATCACTTTCATCAAGTCCTTCTTATTCTTTCCGTCTTTGTTTCCATACCGACTTCCATACTTCAATATGTTTGCCTGACAAAATCCGGCCGCAAGTTCCTTTGATGCCATCAAATCTATTGTTTGAACATTACGATACTCATGAGACTTACCAGTGTAATGCCCTTGATATGTTCCTGATACATATTCTTGAATATCTTTTAGAATTTCTTCTTCATGATATTTAAAATAGTGTGCCATTGGTTCCT